TTTTTCTTTTTTATAATACTATTGGTTTTAGTTATATTCGGTCTTCCAATAGGGCGAACATCATTTAATGATGAAATTATAGATATTAATAAAGAGATCGTTCGCGAAAATTTTGAGTCGAAAGCGCCATCCACATTTTACGATTGGAAAAATATGACCAATAATAATTTCAATCCGGAAGCTGTCTATTCTGAAAATGAAACTATTAATTCAGAGGATTTATATAGTGATAACTATAACTATTTAGAAACCGAAAAAGTCGATGATACTGGTTCAAATAGTGATTGTTCAAAATGTAATGCTCCCAAATGTAAAAATATTGATAAATACGTATTGAAATCAAGTGTCCCACCGTGTCCTGATTTGAGCGATTATATATTAAAATCCGAGATTCCACCATCGCCGGATATTAATAATTATATTCTCAAAAGTAATATACCTTCTTGTCCAACCTGTCCGAATATGAGCAATTACATACCAAAAAATCAAATACCTGTCTGTCCGACCTGTCCGAATATGAGTGATTACATTTTGAAAAGCAAGATTCCGGTCTGTAAGACTTGTCCAACTTGTCCGACTTGTCAAACATGTCCAAAGGAATATAAGAATATAACTGAAAATCCGAAATTTAAGGAGTGGTTGGCGGAATACGAGAAACTCATCGAAGATAAAATTAATAAAAATTATATTAGTAAGAATGAATGTAGTAAAGTAGTTGAACAAGCATATAAAAACGGTGAGATTGAAACTTTTAAGGAAATCGCGCGACGATTTCGGGACCGGAATTTTCTTGATTTCTTAAAGAAAAAACTTAGTCAGGGTCAAGATATAAATGGAATTTTTGAAGAAGAGATGGTCTCTGGACCAAATCAAGGTTCTTCTTATCAAGAGGAGATGGGTTCCGGACCAAATAGAGGAGCACCTTATCAAGAGGAGATGGGTTCCGGACCAAATAGAGGAGCACCTTATCAAGAGGAGATGAGTTCTGGACCAAATGAAGGTTCTTCTTATCAAGATGAGATGGGTACCGGACCAAATAATAATAAGAACCAGAAGAACCAGAAGAACCAGAATAACCAGAAGAACCAGACATCTTATAATACAACAAATATGAACAATATATATAATAAATTTAATACAAATTTTGATAATAATTATACAGGAGTTGTAAAAAATAATAATAATTCGAATTTTGCGGACTGGAATAAAAGCAGTTTGCTTTTGGAAGAAGAATATTATAAAGATTTACCAAATGCGTGTAATTCTTTTTAGATTTTAATTATTATAAGAATTATAATAATTAAATGTTATATTTAGGTCCACATTATAGCCTATCGAAAAATTCCGATAATATAGAAACTGCGGTCCAAAATGTTATCGATATGGGCGGAAATACTATACAAATATTCACTGGACCACCAGTATCCCTAACCCTCGGAAAAATATTCGATACCCCCATAACAAAAAAAACCCGAGATATTGTATCGAGTATTCCGGCTTTCATTCACGCAAAATACCTGCTCAATTTTGGAAAATCTCCCCACATTCGGAAAAATTACATCTTTCTCAAAAGATACATTCAAGATTTGGATATAAGTGTCAAGCTAGGAATGAAAGGAGTCGTCCTCCATTTTGGAACGAACTCATGTAAGTCCGGCTCCGAAACGAAACATTGCGCCCAAATAAATATGATTGATTCATTGGTTTACTGCTTGGACCACTGTAATAAAAAGGCGGTCCCCATTTTGGAAACGTCATCCGGAGAAGGTAATTACATTGGTAAAACAATCGAGGATATATCATTCGTTTATCACAATATTCCGGCGCCTTATCAGAAGCGGATTAAATTTTGTGTTGATACATGCCATATCTTTGTTTGCGGATATCCAATTCATAAAAAGGGTGGATGGACGGACTATATCAAAGAATTTGAGGACCAGCTCGGTAAGAAGAAAATAGGCGTTATTCATTTGAATGACAGCGCGACCCCATTCGCAGGAAAAAATGACCGACACGCCGAATTAAAAAAAGGCTATATATTCAACACGAAAATGGGAGGAAGTGTTGACGCATTGAAAGAAATATTGGACTGGGCTTCTAAGAATAGTGTCCCCTGTATTTTGGAGACTCACAAAAATTTCAAGGCGCAGATAGCACTCGGTCGGAAATTGGTCGGGGAGAAACAGTCGGGGGGTGGAGTCAGGATAACGCAGGACCAATTGGAGGGAATAATCGACTGTTTTCAGGCCCTTGCGGACTATAATCAGGCTCAGGGGAACATTCATCAATATCACGCATATCACAACGCAGTTTTCAAACTGTCGCGGGAACATTCTCCAAAGGATATTGACGAAATTAGGAAAATTGCGGGGTTCGGAGAAGGACTCGTTGGGAAGATTGAGGAATACGTCGCAACCGGCCAGATGGAAAAATTGGAGGCGATGAAGAAGAATAAATACCTGACGCAATTAATCGAGCTGACGTCCGTTTATGGTATTGGACCCGTCTTTGCTAAAAAGCTCATCCACGCTGGAATAACATCAATCAGCCAACTTATGGAATCGCGCGAGAGTTTGACTGACGCGCAGAAATATGGACTAGAATATTATGACGATTTACGCATCAAAATCCAGCGGAAAACGATTGAACGCGTGGTCGCCTCTTTGAAAAAAGTAGTTGGTGGAAAAATTGAGATAATGGGTGGGTATCGTCTCGGTAAAAAATACAGTCATGACATCGACATTTTGATAATTACCGATGATTCAATATCGAATATTGTCCAGAAATTGAGTAAGAATACGGTTGCGGTTATTGAAGCGGGGGAACACATGGCCATATTATTCGTGCGATTTCCATGTTGTCAACACGTTATCCATCTTGATATTCGAATAACCAATGAGAAAATGAAGGCTTTTTATACACTTTATTTTGGAAGCGGGGAGAATTTCAGTCGGAAGATACGAAAAATTGCGAAAGAACAGGGGTATACATTGAGTGAACACGGCTTCCGTAAGAATGGAAAATATATTACGGGTGATTTCTCGACTGAAAAGAAAATATTTGATTTTTTAAAGGTTCCATATGTGGATCCGACTGATAGGTTATAATTTATTTATAATTTTTCCCAAAAAAACTTTTTTTAGGAAGAATTTTTTTCTTCTTCAAGCAATAAATCAGCTATACTAATTTCGTCGCTTGGAAGATTGATTTCAACCGGTTCGAATCCTTGACACTCGGTCAATATGACAAACTTGTCATTCACCGTGTTTGTGATAAACGGTGGCGTCAATGATACGATGGCATATTCTTTGATGACAATGTCTCCTTCTTGAAAAGTCGATTCAAATTTGGAACACTTGTTCGATGATGAAACGATACTAATTTTCCAGATAGATGGATCAATCAAAATAATGTAATACCAGAAGCTATCATAGAGATAATTCATCTTTCGGTCTGGATGAAGAATCAATGGCATTGATTCTAATCGTTTTCCGAAGTCTTCAAGACGCTTAAAAGAGCTTGAAAAATCAACTGAAACAATAATATTGTGAGTCAATCCAATCTCAAAAGATTCTGTTTCAAATGTTAATTTGACGAATGGAAATTCTTCAACTGAAATAGCACATCTCGGTTTCAATGGATGAAATGTTTCAAATGAATGAATCGGAGTAGTTGTTCCGAATTTGTCGTAGTAATAAATATTAATCTGATAAATTCCATCTTTTGTAGGGGAACCGATTTCCATACAAAAATAACATCCAATGTATATTTTTGTATCGAGTTCGATCCCACTCAATTCGCGTGTTCTTTGCTTTGTGGCAATGTCTTTGTCTTGTTGTGACTGTAAGTTTCCCATTTGAATAAAGTTACGAATTTAATTGATATAAAAACTTTTCATTTTACCATCAATTTTTATAATTATAACAAATCACTTGATTTCACTTATTGAGCGATCCACATCGTAAATCATTAATGATTTACGAATTAAATACACATCTGTGCATTTTCCATTGCTCAATTTGATCTCAATACGATTCCCAAAAATCTTTGGTGCATGGTCGTGCGCTGTTTCAATTTTGTCAACACCGTCGCTAAACGATAATTGAACAAAATCACCCATCTCATTCATCGAAAAAAGACCGAATGTCGTAATGAACATATCGGATTTATTTTCGTATGAATAAAACAAGTATTTATCCGTACTGGTTTGACGGATGAAAAGCCATTTTTTTCCATCAATCAAAACGAGTTGATTTGATGAATACAACTGCTTAGATTCTTTCAACACAATGTGTTTTTTTTTAATAAAACAAGCTAATAAACAAAACATTGTTTTTTTACTTAAATAATTTGTTCCGATTTACCATCATTTTTTACCAAATTCTATAAATAAATAATATCTAATTAATTATAAGATGGCAAATTGTGGATTTCAATATTATAAGCAAGACTACAACCCAGAACAGGAAAAAACGAATACGTTTATTAAATTTCTCCTCTGTAATCAAAAGCAAATCCAAAAATTAACGGACGCCTTTTATTTAGCGGGTCAAGAACAGAAGGCGCAGGGAAAATTCTATTGTTATCGTTATATCAATATTCTCAGGAATTTACCAGACCCCTGTAATAAGTGCTCATACTGCGACAAAGACGGTTGTAATTCACCCCCAAGCCGTGTCTATTATTCCCAGACACTTTATCTCTTTTGGACGACAAGCCAGAAAATGGCGAAAGATCGAGCTTTTACTCTTGATTTGATTACCAATCGGGAACTCACATATTTCAATCCATATACCAAACAATATGAGATTATGATATTGGATGATTTAGATATCCAAGTTTTACTTATTTATGCTATGGGAGAGCAAATTCAGGGCCTATATAAGGCTTCTAATAATTGCTTTTGGTATTTAGAACAGGCGCGCGACTTCTGTTATCTGGCGAATTTCCCATTTGATTTAGCGGGATGTCCACTTGTCGCCCTTAAATATGGAGCCCGTGAATTTCGCGAACTGACTTTCACAACCAGCGACGCATTCTCCAATAATTACACGAATCAGGGGAGCAAATGTTTTTTAAGTAAATGTAGTGATCCCGCCGATAAATAAATGTATGATATAATATGTCATATAATAGTCTCACTTATTTTGATTTAGACCTGAAAACACTCACACCATTAGATAAATTTATTATGCGAGCCTTCGTCGACGAATCATATCTTACGAACTTGTATCAGGCAACGGACTGGGCCCAACAGTTGAAAGCGCAGGGTCAAACATATTGTTATCGATATATTCCACAACAGGCTGGCCTCTATTCAAAAATGTATGACCAGAACGATTTGATTGATTTGACATTCATTTCCTATATTGTTCCTAACCCATATACTTATGATTTTTCCGTTCCATTCAATGTGAATGGACATATCATTTATGTAGATGAAGTGGACAAGAGCTTCATTATCGCGAGGAAAGGACGTGAGTTTTATGAGAGTCTTTACGCGGCGCTTGAAATGGCGAAGGAATTTAGAGGAAATGGGCGCTATTATTGTTATAACATGGTTACGCCAAATTGGTTCTTACCAGAAAATCATTATGCTGCTGGTATTCCGGGCCAGAAGTTGATACTTCTTTGGTATAACATGAATTACGTAATTAAGAATCCTTAGATTGTGAATATAAATTGATATAAAAATTAAGTGATTTTTATATCCAGACATATCTATAAATAAACTATAAGTATATTATATAAGTTTTATTTATTTACAAAGTAAATAAATAAAACATCTAGATATAAATATCTTTGATATTTATATGTATAAAATGAGTTTACCATCGAGATATTGGAATCAGGAAACAGTTGATTTAGCTGATGAATTACTACCAACTATTTTAGCAGGGAAAACATATGAGGAAATTATAGTTATACTAGATGACCCTATTAATCAACCACTTGTGGATATCCTCCGGAGTTTCTGTAATCAGACATATCGAGTCCAAATTAATGTAAATCGGGGCTTGAATGTATGCTGTTATAGTGTGGGATGGGAAAATGTTGGTGGGGTTAGTCTGGTGGACCCTCGAAATATGTCGAATTTGAATTATTTGATGTTTTCAAGTGGTGGAGAAGAACGGAGTAAATTCATATTTGCTGTATTACATGTTGTTCGAGTTAATTTGCGAGGATATTTACACCAGACACTTAATTCACAGGGATTAACGTATTGTCCCGATAATATTATATTGGATAAAGTATGTT